CCTACCTTATTCGTTGGCTTAGGTAACCTAAGACGCTTAAGGATAACATCAATAGACGAAATCTGTTCCTCAATAGTTTTACCTTTCACAAGTTTCCGTTCCATCTCACCCCTCCATGTCATCGACTTCGGCAACTAATTCCTCCACCAAGTCGAAGCTGATAGTAGTCATGTCCCTAGCGATTACTGCTTCCCAGTCATTGACTCCCTGGGTGTTTCTATTGATTACTTCTAAGTGTCTCATCGCAGCCATTATTAATAGAAATGAATGAGCTACTGACCAATAGTTTTCGTCAGTATCAGCTACTAGTTCTTTACTATAAAACAGACCTACTACCTCCACTGATATTAATTCTGCTGATGAAGGAGCAATTAAGATTGAATTATATAAGTGAGCATTACCAGACGGAATATCTACAAAGCCTACAAAGGCTTCTATATTTCCTACCTGTGCATCCTCAGGGATATAGCGAGTATAGGTAGGTGCATAATAGAGTGGATCGCCTGCCTCACGAGAAGATGGAAGATCACTCATGTATTCTGATTTGAGATCCTGGATTCTTTTCTTCTCCAACTGCCAGCGTTCGGTTGCTACAGAAACCCACACTTCCTTTATCGCCCGGCAGTGTTCAAATTGTACTCCCCATAGACCTGCCTGGAGCCAACAGAATCTAGATGCCCAAGATTTCTGATTCTCTCCTAAACGATCAAGGTACTTTATTCCTTCGTTGATATAGAAGTTCGCTCCATTATCTGAGCCATCGAGGTTGACTAAATCATGCCGGCCAGATATAGTACGAAATTGCTGACGGAGTTGGAGTAAGTTCATATCACCACCCTGATTTATTCATAGCATTGATTTGTCGCTGCATTGCTTGGCTAGTCATAAAATCCTTCATAGCTCCATAAGATTTATAATTCTTTCCAAACCACTCAGCTTCATCTGGAGTCATTTCCATATACTCATTATTCTTCTTTGCATAATCATAGGCTGCTTTAGTATCTAATAATTCTAACTTATTATCCTTATGAATTATATTAGGATATACTATAGCCTTATCTCCTTCAGTCATATAAGATATCTGGTGCGTCCCCCACTCATCTGGGCCTAGTTCCATAGTAGGATAATTACTAGGATTAATAATCCTTTGCACAAAGTCCTTATTCTTATTTGCGTCTAATAAACTTGCTAACCATTCAGGATTCATAACCACTCCGTAAAAATTTAACCATAGAGGCAGGGCAAAGGAGGAAATCCCTGCCCCTATGGGCTAAGGGTTAGACTACTTAGGGAAGGACACTATCCAGACCAACGCCGTTAAGCACAGCATCCTTAACAGCATGATGGTATTCAAGCCCACACTCAGTCAGCCATTCCTCCTCCGTCCCATCCACACGGCGGGAGTTATTACCCTCCCCGACGGTTTTCCCGCTTTCGCCATAGAACGTAGTATCGTCAATGTACCGATACTTAAGGTCCTTAGGCTCAAACAGCACCATCATGTTACGGGTGGTAGGATCGAAGGAAAACAGCGGATGAGTTTTGAAGTTGATAGTCCCAAAAGGAGTCACAAACTTCCGCACATCCATGCCGTACTGGTTAGGCACAGCCTCGATAACATACTGAGAACCAGCAGTCACCATCCGCTGAATTCCCAGCAAAGCACCAGAACCACAGACAGCCAGACGCTCACTCCCACCATACCGGAAGATTTGTTCCAGCATATTGGTAAGCCAGGTTTCACCGCTGGTAGCCCAGGTGGTGCCGGCATACGTAACATTCGTGGTAAAGTCGTCGCAGTTAGCTAGGGCATTCTGACGAATAAAGTTAATCAAGCCCAAGGTAGTACGCTCAGGCTTCCCGTTATCCCCGACGTTCTCAGTCCTCACGCCCCACCAGAAAGCCAGCTCCATTTCAATGCCGTGCATTTCGAGAGCTTCCCGTTTGGCCTTCTGATAGTCATCACCGGTGCGAAGCTTCGTCTTACGAGCCGTCCGGGTGATGGCCAGGGAGGTGCGGAAGATCTGGGTGTAGTTATAGTGAGAGGTAGGATTGAGGGCCACAGGATCAGGCATCACTCCACCTTCAGGATTCACATTACCCATAATCAGGTAGCTGTCGCAGTTGCTGAGGTCATTAGGAGGAACAACAACACTATTATTATCATCCTCCAAGAGTTTAACAGCCAAAGTGCCAATAATCCCGATGGTTACGTTAGTGACTTTGGCAATGACGTCTACAGACCAGTCACTGGCGTCACGCAGGAGGATCTGATGCCCGATGCGGATACGAGCAGCATCAGCCGCAGAGATGGCGACATAGAGGGTCTGACCAGCAACTCCGCCAGTTACATAGGCATTGAGCAGATCAGGAGTCGTGAATACTCCAGTCACAGCACCCTGAGCCGTAGTGAATGTATAAGTCCACCAGTTAAACCGAGGATCATCAACAGATTCAGTGCCCATAAGGGCAGTGAGTGCAGTCAACGGCATCATGCCATTAGGGTACAGGTACATAATCTGCTGCCGCCAGTTAGTCGGCCGCTGATTTGCTACCCAATCATTGCTTCCTCTCATTCCAAGAAACATGGTTTATACCTCCGGTAAATAATTTACGTAGTTAAGGTGCAGGAGTAGTCAGCGTTGTAGTCGGCGCCACAGTAGTTAATGTAGTAGTCGGCGCCACAGTGGTACCCTGGCCAGTACCTGGAGCTGCGCTAGTAGCTAGAGTTGTCGGAGCTACAGTAGTCGGATTCTCGGTCTCAGGAGCCACAGTAGTAGCCAACCCAGGACGTGCCTGCAGACCCATAGCGTGCCAGAAGAGACCATCAGAATACATCAAGGCCGCTTGGCATGGAGCAGCGAGGACAATATCCTCGATCCAACATTCACTATCGTTCTGGTCAGTGATAGTGATAGTATTCACCACATCTGCGTCCCGAGGCAGGATGCTATAGAACCGACCCTTAGCTTCAGCCACAGGAGGCAACGTAAGGATAAAAGCCCCAGTGATATTGTTAGCACTCGGACGCATCACATAGTCACGAGTAGTCATTGTGTAAGCAGCAACAGGATCATGGTACTTATCCACTACCTGCTGATCATGCTGACGTGCCTTATCTTCCAACATGAGTTAGTCCTCCAAAGCATTCATGGCTTCAATCTCAGCCATCATGCCAGATAGTTTTGGTGCTTCCTTAGGACCGCTCTTCTTCTTAGTCCCACCAGGGAGAGTAGGAGCGGGAGTCTTAGCCACTTTTTGGAGTTTTAGAACGCTTCTCACTTTATCTCCAAGCTGTTCAAATAGTTCATGCACTGGCTTATCCATGTTCTCAGCAGCAAAGGATTCATAGACCTCAGCGACCTTAGCTGAATGAGCCTTTAGATCAGGATTGTCTACATAGAATTGCCTGGTAGCTTCAGTCAGTGCAACGTAGGTGCTGACATTATTCTTCATCATGTCAGGGAGTTTTCTGAAGACAGACTCAGTAGCTTGGCTCCGAGCAGTTTTTACTCCTGCTTCATAGACTGCGTTGAGAATCTTATTTAACTTCTCCCTCGGAATATCTCCTAAATCCTCATCATCGAGCCCGGACACAAAATCCTGTAATTCAATAGGAGCCTCTGTAGATGGTGCTTCAGTAGCAGGTTTCTTCTTAGTAGCCTCTGCTAACTTTCCCTCAAGATCAGCCAGACGCTGAACAAGAGTCTCATAGGGATCAATAGGAGCCTCTGTAGTAGGAGCCTCTGTTGAACCACTCTTCGTTACAGGACTAGTAGTCCCTGGAGACTCTGTTGAAGGAGCATCCGTACTTACTTCCTTAGGCTCCAACTCATTCATTGCTTTAATTTCATCTACTAATCCGTCCATAAATTCTCCTTTTATTTGACAGAAATTTGTCGCCAGAGTTCCTTCCAATATCCGTGGGTAGTAGCTCCACCGTCACCGTTGATGTTCACTACTGCTAGAACATCATCGATAGCGGCTTCGAGGCTAGTACCAACAGGAAGTTGGTTAAGATAGAAGTTGCCATTAGCGTCCTTTAGGCCATCCACTATGTTAATGTTATTATCTTTGAAGATGAAGATTTTAATCTGTCCATGAACTCCGTTTTGGATAGTAGCTATATTACTTATGCCTGTTGAGTCTATAGTTACTACCTCGATGAGAGCCACAGTCAGATGTGTAGGAATTATTAAGCCAGTAGTCCCAGCCAATAGAGGCACATCAGTAACTTCGATGTTACTATCTAATGCCTGGATAGCATTTAACGCAGTCCTAGTCTGCCTAATCCAATAAGGCAGCTGAGCTACATGCTCCTGATCAGTCGGTTTCGTTACGTCTAGCATTTTCTATCTCCTGTAGGAAGATATCAGGAACTTCCAACATATAGTTAATGGCTTCTATCCTTCCTCCAATTCGAGCCACTTGAGTTAAGTCCTCTATACCAGAGCATCCTTGGGCAAGAGATATTAGCTCGTCTCCAGCCATCTTTTTCCATATCCCTAGTTCTCGCTTTATATCCTTCCATAGAATAGAGCCCTTAAATTCCTCAATAGAGTCTTTAGTAGTCCTAAGTTTCATCTCTTTATATTTCATTAGAAGGCCTCATTAGTAGGAATCATGTTACCTGCTTGGACTTCCTTGGCTACCTGCTCATCGGGCATTACAGTTGGATTGATTCTATTTACATTCCGCTTGAAATCTTCAACGTTCTTTGCTCCAAGCTGCTGTGCTATATACATGAAGATTCGAGTTACATCAAACTGCTGATTGAGTTCAGGTGATGTCCCTATAGTCTGAAACAACTGTAACCAGGCATCACTGAAGTTACCTCCAGGTATTGAACCGTCCCTAACTATAGTATCATAATTAATAGCTAAGTCATAAATTGACACAGGGATACGATCTTTTTGCCCAAAGGTATTAATCAAGGACTCAGCATTTCTACCAATAGCCTTAACATAAACTTCCTTCGACATAAACTGCTGAGTATGCACAGCAAACATTGTTCCTATGTCTTGTATATACTGCATACCTATAATCATAGCGAGACGTTGTAAGCGACTAATAGCACTGCCACGGGTTCCTTGGAATTCACCCTTAGTCAATCGCTCCGGCCCACCTTGGCGTTGAGCGCCAGACATAGATTGATCAGCACCAGAGATACGATCCATCCACTGGGTGATGTAGGCTGAGTCAGCAATGTTCTGTCTGGTTATATCTGTAACAGGAAACTGTTGGACTACCTTATCAACTCCCTTTCCCCATGCAGGGCGGCGTAGACGAATGAGTTTACCTGGTTTAGGATCCTTGATATCCTCTATGTTTACAAGGTAAGGATCAACTACAAACATATCGTTGATGGCCTTCCGAACGTTAGCGGTGTGTGAGTTGAAAAGCCAGTCCAATGTCTCTTGCAATCCTGATAAAATCTCAATCCTTCCAATAGGTGTAGGACTATACCCATCAAACTCAGGGCTAGCTACACTCACAGGATACATTCCATGAGCGAGGTTAGATTTCTGAGCTTGGAGAATTACCTCATCAGATGCAAGACAGAACATCCATTTCTCTGGATATTCACCAGGACCTAACTCCCAGTCTTTAGGGATTAGGTTGACATACATATAGAGTTTATCAACTGGCGATAAGGAGCTCACGACTGGTGGACTAGTTTTCTTAAATTTAAGTTCCCGATCAGATTCGTCTACTGAGAAAGTTGATCTTCTGTCCTTCACATGCTTGAGATATTTAGTATTAAACATTTCCTGAGGTGAACTCTGTTCATCACTCAAGGTGTTCATGTAGTTATCCCTAACCATCCAACCTACGAATTCTCCGTCTTGTACTTTGTCACTGCTGACTGACGGATCAGGAAACCACATATAAGGATCAATGCTATCTAATCTGTTTCCCTCGAAGATAACATCATCTATCCATTCTATCTGTTGCTCAGAACTCTGGCCCATATCACTTTGTGTAATAATAGATGACTTAACAGGCCTACGCCCATGAGTTACTGCCCAGGCGGGTGTAGATATCCCTATCCCATAACTCAATGAGTCCCTCAAGGCAGTATGAATAGCTAGTGGAACTTTTGATTTATAGCAATGAAGCCTGATTACTAGCTCCAGAAGCATAGCACCTTGTACATCTTCAGGGCCAGTCCCTTCATATTGTAGCATAGGATCTTGGAAGAAGGCTAGGGAGAGATAAGTTAGCAAGGCTTCCAGCATTGAATATGTGTAAGGAAATATAATAGATACTGGCTTAGTAGAATCTTTTTCCTTTATCTGTATTTCCTTATCCTTTAAGGGAATATAAGTAGTCAACACTTGGTCTATTTTTCTCCAGCTAGGAAATCTCTTCGAGGTCTCATTCCGAGAATCCCTAGCTCTGGACATAAGCTGGTCTTTTATCTTGGTATGAAGTTTAGACCCTGGCTTAAGATCCAGACCATCTGGATACTTATACCCATAATCAGCCTTATAGATATCCGAGTCTACTTTAGATAGTGTGGTATCACCTGATACAATATAAGGCATTATTTACACTCCCATTCGATATTCTATCCACCTTAGTATCTCTACATAAGGCTGATCTTCTTCAAGCATAAAGTAGTGATTAGGAGGAATGATTACTGAGAGAACTAGTTCTACATACTCATTTCCCCCTAAGGCTTTAGCAACTATACCTGTAATGACAGTAGGTGGATCAACAGCTTCCTCTAAAAAGTTAACTCTAGCTCCTTCCAATGGAACCGTTGTAGGTGCCAAGGTAGTAGGAGGTGGAGTTGTTAGTACCGTTGTAGGTGCTAAAGTAGTCAGCACAGTTGTCGGAGCTAAAGTTGTTGGACTAGGATTCTCCCTAAGTCTTAATGATATCTGAACGAATGTTAGATAGTCTCCGTTCTGATATACTGTATTTAATACTCGACCAGCAGTTACATCTACAAATGTTGGTGAGAGCATGATAACTAGATCTTGTAATCTAACTACATGATTAATGTTAGTAGGTGCTCCCTCTACTAGCATCTGCCCACCAGTTACTAATGCAGCAAAGTCTTCACCAGCAAAGTCTCCATCTACATCATTGATTAGATCAGCATCATCATAAAGGAAAGGGCCTACTGATCCTACATATAGTTTCTGCTCAGCCATTTAGATATTACCTATGGTAAATAATTAACACAGACGCCAATCGTCTACTGGGGGTTCATATTTAAGTTCTTTATATTCAGCTTCTGGATTAGATAGGTCCTGATCAGGGATCATATATCTCCCGCCAAGTTCAAGCATTTGAATAAGATATGCCAAAGCATCCATAATGTCCCAGAGTTTAGACCTAGGAAACATAAGCAACTGACTTTCCAAAGCACCTATTTTAGGGCAGGCTAAGTTATGATAAATATAGCCAAGGCGGTAGAAAGGCACTAATTCCTTAATCCGCCCTTCCTTCTTCATCAACCCTCCACGAGGTTTAAGCCAGTGGAGGATATGAAACTGCCGGCGGACAAACATCTGGTTTTTCATAGGCTGCTTAATAAACTCATTAAGGGAAGTTTCCTCAATGCCTATTGCCATAGCATTGAGTCTAGCAGCCATTTCAAAGATAGCGTCGTATAACTGATCAGGATAGAACTTTTCAGATACTATGTCCCGAACAAAGACTCTTGCGTTGGCTAGATCAATCCCAAGGCCTATGATAGCTGACTCAGCTGAGTGAAGTTTTACTGTTTTAGCGGGATCAACTATTACTATGTTCTCTATTCGTTCATCCCCTCCTACCTCAGCATCTGTTATACTAAGATCTCTATCACGCAAGGGCCTATCATGAGTAACATTGTAATAGCGAAAGTAATCCTTTTGAAAACTAGCATCTTGTGTAGAAATAGGAAGATTCCTAAGTTCCCTAAAGAAAACATCTGTTTGTCCAGCTTCCTGATGATCCTGCCATTCCTTAGTAATATCCGCTTGAGACATAAACTCAGGAGCAGTGGGGATGAAGTTATCGTCACAAGCTTCGAGACGAACTGAGTGCCATACAGATGACTCAAGTAGATGCTGAAGCTGCGAGTCCTCATGTTTTAAAGTGTCTATGTAAACTATCTTCCAATTCTTGTGAAGCCTAGGAACAGACTTCATTACATCAGCATATAGCCATTCACGCTGTTTCTTACGAAAGTCATCGCTAATAATATTCTCGGTATTCTCCAGATCATCAATAACTATTAATCCAGGTCGAGAGTTCTTATAAAGCACCCCACGAACCTGCTGACCAGCGCCACGAGGAAGGACTAAAGTTTCGTAGGCTACCCAGGCTTTCTTGGAGAAAGATTCCTCAAAGTCTTTATCTCCAGTGTCTATCTTTACCCTACCAAATAGTTCCTTAATAATAGGATTACTTACTAACTCACGTCGAAGATTTTCAGTCTGTAATGATGCAGCATCATGACTCATATTGATGTAGACTATGAAGTCAGTTATACGAAATAAGATGTGTCTGGCAATGAGTGCTAATGCCACAATAGAAGTCTTCCCCCAACCTCGAGGTGCAGCAATAGCAACAAGGTTCTTCAAAGGATCATCAATGAGATCAAAGATCTTACCATGAACAGCTGGAGCAAATGGCTGATTGAAGCGCTCAGGGAACAGAGTAGTAGCTGTTACCTGAGTGCTAATGCTACAAGCAGCCAGAATATCTAGGAGTTCTTGATCTACCATTTATGATCCTTTGGCTAAAAATTTACAAAGATTGACCCTAATCTCCATTGATTACTACTTTTCCCTTCGCATCATGTTTATGATGATTTAATCTATCCCACAGTGGTCCCCTGCTTATCTGCCAATCACCGAACTCCTTTTTTGAAACAAACTCATCTTTACAGATTACACGCAAATCTTGGATTTCATCTATCTTATTTTCCATCCTTGTTAGCATTCTCCAAAACAATGCTGCGATTATAGCCGCTAAAATACCTAATATAGTAATCACTGAAGATATATGCTCTGCAAGATCACCATAGTTACCAGGAGGACAAGGAACAGGAACAGCCATTATATCTCCTCTATCGCAACGTGAAGAACTCACCAGAAAGAAATTTATCGGAGAGGTAGTCAAACCCTATCCACCCATGACCAGGATAGTTAGTCTTATATGCCCAATCTAAACCCCAAGAGTTTTGAAACTGCATCTTTTGCTTATGAAGATCATAACCACAAAAGTAGATACAATGCCCACCCTTAAACTCATCTCCTTTAACTGGCGTGGGAACTATTCCTGTCTCATCTACATCTTTAGTTTCCATCGAAGAGTACACACTAATACCCCCAACACAACCATAATCAGCAGCGATACAATTGATAAGATCAGTTGGGGTTATAAGTTGAACATATGAACTAAACTTATAATTCTTTGCATCTGCATAAGCCTCAGCAGAAGGTTTAGTGGCAAAGTCTGCTTCGGTATAAGGCCAGATTTCTTCTCTACAAACTCCAGTCTCGAGCAAAATCTTTACTGCGTAAAATATACTAGCGCCATTATCTTCTGTTACCTCACCAAATCTTTCTCTATACTGATAATAAGCAAACATTCGAGAAAGTTGAGGAGGTCTTTCTCCAGTTCGTTTCCATAATAGATGCTCTAAATGCGTGGTCAGAGCATTAAAAACACAATCACCTTTGATCTGATATTCAACTGGACTATTAACTAAGTACTTTACCTTAGGAACTTCACTGGCGCCCAACTCTAACTTATAATTATTAACGGCATCGTATGGAGCTGGACGCCAAGTGTAAGTTCTCTCTGTCATGTCCTACCTCTTATATCCCATCTTCGTCATGGCCATAGTTTTGGTTGAGTTAACTGAGTTAACAGCAGTTTGAATGACATCGGCCGCTTCACAGACTCCAGTTATTACCTGATCGTAGACGGCCAGGGCTGCCTGTACTCCTGCAATAGCCGTTTGTATAGTATCATCAGAAATCTGTGTCTGTAGAAATGATAGAAGGGCCTGAGCCTCTGCCTTATACATCTGTGCTTGAGCCTGTTGATCTGTAGTTGGGGTACATACAGTATGGAACAAGCCAGCACAACCAGTTACCAACAATCCAACTACCATTAATGTAATCAGTAACTTTCTCACGGGTATTCTTCCTCCTTATTATATTTTAGATGCCTATTACTCTTCCATTTCCTATACCCAAAGATTGATAGCCAAACTAGAGAAAGGAAGCCTGAGATATAGAGTAGAATATACCCAAGGATCATTTCTTTTCTGCTTCAGTTGCGGCTAAGACTTTTGCTGTTTCTGTCGTGCTAATGGCAGTTTCCTTAGTAGCTTCAGCCATAATGTCTGTCTTTTGTTCACTGCCCTTGGAACTTCCATAAGCCCAAGTTAGGATAAGCATTACTCCGGTCAGTAATGATCCAAGGAATGAGGAAGCTACACTTGCCCACGTAGGATCAACCTTTCCGCTAAAGATAAAGGCAGCAATGGTGAATGTACCTAACAGGAAGATTACACCTAGCATTGGCCGAAAGATCTCCATAGCCTTCTTAGTACAATTAGTGTCCTCAGCCATTATACATCCTCCCAATTAGGCTCATAGTCCACGCCAGGAATTAGTCCACCAGAATCAAATCGATCTCCAATATTGCCATTGAGCACTCCATACTTACGACCCATAGCTTCAATAGTATGCTTCCCATCCCCGGTCGATATCGCCACATGGCCAGGATGAAAGAGTAACGCTCCTGGCGTAGTCGCTGCATCTTCTACACTTATTTCTGAGCAATGCTCTCGCTGATTCCATGAGCCATCTGGAACCTTTGGGTATACTCCTAATTGATAACAGGCCCATTCTACTAGTTCTGAACAGTCCTCAGCCGTTGGATTAGGATTGTTAAGATCAACTTCTATACCAAAGATGTATCGATCTCCCTTACATTCAGATGCTTTATCAACTAGTTCCTGACCTGTAGGCTTTGACATGGTTAAATCTCCCGTAAATTATTTACATAGAAGGTTTACTTTATTTATTAACCGTCTTTCCATTCTTCGGCACATAGAAATACTTCTGTCGATCTGCCCACGGCATAGGCATCTGAAATTCAAGAACGCCTACCCGATTCTCAAGGCCTCCCATCCGCTCGCAAAGTTTATTGAAGGCATCCAACATCTTAGCATCTGCTTTTTCTGCCCTCTCATTTCCCAGCGTTTGTACCTGTTCCAATCTATCCAACGCTTTAAGAACCGCTGAATCTTTTGAGGTAGCAAACCAACCGATCACTGCGATTAATATGATGATCAATCCCCAGTGGCCGACCAGATAATTGTATTTTGTTTCGATGTCGTCTCTGTTGGCATCGGTCACCCTCCCTGCACAATATGGCAGATGGTTAATGGTTATACCTTCCAACTCCAGTTACTTGCGGCCATGGTTCGCTTCCTCCGTAGGTTGGCTGATTGTTATATCCAAGTACCTATTCATACAACCACAAGATGCTCATTATTAGTATGATGCAGTATAGTATAATACCACAGTTAAGCATAACTATATCGCCTAATTGTTAATTATCAGTTTCAACAGGCGTACCTACCTGTCTTAGTGTTGTCATATCGCTCACAAACTCAATAATCGCTCTTTTATTTGCGGTAACTGTGGTAGTTGCTGCTACTGCTCTATAAGCCGCACCCCAAGTTATAACAACATCAGAAGTTCCGTTTCGTATGTCAAAAAGAACTCTTTTGTTGCCATACATATTGGTAGGATTATTTATGGTTATAGCTGCATTAGTCGATGTATTTATATATATCCAATTTCCCTTTGATAAATCCACATCAACAGTGGCCGCATAGGTTACAGCCTGCAATGACAGACTATTGGGGACAATATATATGCCGTCTATGTAATAAGTTTCTCCAACAGTATCGCATATTACCCTGCAATAACCGCCATAAACAGCAGAATCTTGGAGATTTGCGGCTGATACAGTTCCAAGACAATGCCATGTGTATGTTGTCCCATAGGCCGCAGAAGCAGCCAATGTGACAGGAGCAGAACCTAATGTCATGTGTAATGTTCCAGTTCCACCAGTTGACCTGGCCCTAACCCACACATCGAAGCCTTGGGGGTAATAAGCAAACCTTTTTAGTGGAAACTGAACAGAAAGCGATGCACTGACGGTATCTCCCTTAAACGCCGTGCTATATTTATTGAATGTAACTTCTGTGGGGTCTGCCTCGTAAGAGGCTGTAGAAGCTGCCACATCATGGATAGGAATAAACTGGCCCCATTTATCGGGAAAGAGTGCTATAGCTTTTCCCGTTCCATCCAATATATTTAAAAGAGGCTCAAATACAACATTGCCTTGGTTTGTATTGGTATTGACTAAGGTTAAGTTCGTAGTCCACTGATTTATATTGTCTTTAATTATAACTCCCCAACCTCCGATTAAAGTTACATTAAGGTTAGTCGCAACGCCAGTTAAAGAGTAGAAAAAATTATCTTTACATATTAATCCCTTTGGAGGGCCGTAAATAAAACCTGTGTATTTGCTATTGGTTCCTTGCGGACGATTGAACACACAACCTTTAATAGTAATTCTCTCTGCGTGTGTACCAAGAAAGTTAAACCAAGTTTCATCCGCAGTACTATCTTGTGGAGATTCTAATTTTGAATCAAGAAGTTGAAAATTATCCGTTATACTCCCGGCTGCAAAGTAAAACTGACATCCAGAATTTGTTTCAAAGTGACAGTTGTCAAAGTATATATTATTGTTCTGCGTATTAATATCAACCCCAACAATAGAATCAAACTTTATTGTTTCGCCTCCATCAACCCCGCCATTGCGAAAAAAGCAACGCTTGAAATCGGTATCCCATACTGATTGTAAGCGAACTAGTGGGCCAGTAGCCATAGTACACTCAATATGCTCGAAATGAGCACCAGCGATTCCATACAGGTCCAGCACTCCTACAGAGATAGCATGAGAACCTCCATGAAGAATAATATCTCTCATTTGCAAACCACGCAGTTGTCCGTTAGGTGCTACTAATGCACCAGGAGTACCAGCACATGACAATTTTACTACATGAGTTTGGTCTCCAATAGCGGATAAAACAGTTCCAGAACCGCCAGTAGTTCCATAAGCAGGCCCCCTAGTACCCTTCAGGGTAATAGCTTTGGTTATAGTGAGGGGAGAGGTTTTGTAGGTTTTAGCCATAAATGACAAGATGCTTCCAGACGGAGCAGCAGTGATTGCCGACGTTATCGGGGCATAATCGTCAGTAACTCCATCTCCAACCGCACCGAACCATTCAGAAAACACATTAACAGTAGACCCTGAGCCAAACACCACCTTGCCCGTGCCGGTGCAGGAGAAGATTTGATAGAGGCCAGCGTCAAGGGTGCCGTTGATGGTGAGGGTTTTTGTGGTGGCGATTTGAAGATCAGTGCCTGATAATGCTTTGATGTGACTAGAGAGAGTTAGGTCTGTATCTATTACCCACGGACCAGAGAAAGTTAGTGATTTCCCTGCAGCGGCAGCAGCAGTATCAGCCAGACCTAGAGTTGTTAGACTAGAGCCAAACCAGTTAGCATCAATTTCTTGTATTGAGGAAGAGGCTCTAAAGGTAATATTTCCAGATATAGCGAAGAGTCGAACGCTTGGAGCGGATATGTCCCCGATGTTAGAGAGAGTTTGACCAGCTGCGATGGTGATGAGGTTAGAGGCGTTCCACTTGAGAAGAACATTGTCGCCGACTGCAGCACTATTAGCGAGGGTATCTGCAGTATCGACAGTGAGAGTTACTGTATCATTAGAGGTTTGAGTTATGGCTGTTTCAAAATCTTCAAACCATCTAGTACGAACTTCAGTGGAGGAGACGAAGTTTACTGCACCAGCGCCAGTGAAGATTTGATGATCAGCGTGGATGTTTCTGGTGTTTATTGTTAAGGTGTTTGAGTTAGCTATTGCACCGTCTTTAAGGAAATGAAGACGGATGTTAGCTGGGATTACTAAGGTAGTGACTACCTCTTCTTTGGCTATGTAGAGATCTTGCTCAGAGGCTCCGATAGCAGTTACTGCAGTGTTGAGAGTAGTGTAGGCTCGTGAGTCAGTCCAGATGCCTGTGGGAGAGGTGACTATTACGTCTTTGAAGAATTCTCCCTGGACAGGAGATGCGATAAGGAATATTGCAAAGAGGATTAATAGTAATCTTTTCATGACTCACTCCGTAAATTATTTACCATAGAATTATTCCATGGCTTAGTTGATAGAAATTCTTCAAAGGGCATAATCTTTCGAGCGTCCAGCCAGATCTTTTCATCGGTACCGAGTTCCATAGCCTTTTCCCACCACTTATTGACATCTATGAACTTCCCAAATTTCTTACTTATAATATCTTTATTACGGAGCATCATAGACTCACCACCGAGGATGTAGCAGGAAACTAGAAACCCAAAGCCGTGAGGGAAGTTTCCTGACTCACTATATCGACGGTAGGCGTAGGAGGCGGAATCAGCAGGAGAGACTTTGACAATGTTACGATTGCCTTTGAGACTATCTTGTGGAAAGGGACCTATGTGGATTAAGGGAGAAGTAGGCACGGCCCAGTTGGAGAAGCCAAGTAACCAGGGCTTAGTACCAATGTGCATATCTCCACCACCCCACGAGATGCGATGCTGAGCAAGAGCTCCGTAGCCATTGAGGCCAGTTTCTTTGTTTAGGAACCACTCACGTCGGCAAATCCATGGCATACCTTTCCAGGTGATAGGCCTAGTTTCTTTATATGCTTTGTTCCAGTCACCGAGTTCGTGGACAGAGATATCTCGGTCATGCTTGGCCCGAGCTTCATGCTGATGGGCCCAGGAGATAGGCGCATGAGCGAATCCGATAGTAGGGTCGTCAGCTCTACCATCCATGAAGGAGACCAAATCCTTCACCATATTATGACCGAAGATAGCATGGCTGTCGACGCAGAGGACGTATTCAGCAGAGGAGGATTGGATTGCTAGTTCACGTGCTGTGAAGAGACAAGGGAAGGGTTGGCGCAAGATCTTTACTTTTCCCTCAGTGATGTATCTGCTTCCTATGAAACTTGGAAGGGATTTATAGATAGCGTCGTCGGAGTTGTCTACTATGACTATGTCCCCGAGGTCATCTATTTCCTTCAAAGCTTCCAAGGCAGACCTAACCGTAACCGCCAACATCACCGTGTCATTGCGGTTAGAGATTACTATCGAGACCTTGGGATTATCCACTACCCTCATTAAGACCTCTCTCGAGTTATCGTGATCCTTCATGGAAAACTGCCGTTTTCCGTGGCTTGGTAAATTTTTAACCAAAGATTATGTATTCTCCTGGTCTTCAAGGTCAGCCTCTATCACCAGCAGTCCACGTGCCTTAGCAGCTTCCTTACCCCTTTCCTTAATCACATTAAGATCCTCAGCAGTCAAATGCCCGTGGACAAACTGTCCTTGGATTTTCGTGGGAGCTTTATGCCCGCCGAGGTCCATAAGAACATTATTGGCCGCTTTGAGTTTAAGCTCAAAAGAAATCTCATCCGAGTCACTATGAAGGATCTCTTCATATATCTCCAAGGCCTTTGGAAAGAGCTTCTTGACTTCCTCTGCAACTTCGATTGAATCAGCATCACGTTTTGCTCTCATCTCAGAGAGCTTCTCCATCCCTAGTTGGGAGTTAAGGGTGTTACTAACAGTTTGGGCCGAGATGCCCAGGGTAGCAGCTATGTCTACGTACTTGTGGCCAAGGAGGGCTAGGCGCAGGATCTCATGATTCCTCTGCCATACCTGCTTGATCTCGTGCGTTTTCCTTCCAGAGTCATCCCTCCGATGGTCATGTTCCCTTATCTCAAAGCCATAGAGTGATCGTCTGCAGGAAGTAGGATTAATAGCCATAAGGAGTTCCTAGAGTTATCCTTTATTCTCCATATTATGACATAAAAAGTGCCTCTACGCAACCAATTATTTGGTACAAGGAGGAGAGTAGAAAATTTCTGAAAATTTTTTCTCTTGGGAGTCCCAGGGAGGTTTTCTAGGTGATATTAGGAAGATTATGCCTATGGGCAGTATGCCTGTGAAAGGCTACGCATTTCACTTGAGAGGATCATTGGGGAAGGAGCATTGGGACTGAAATGGACGGGGCCATTTCTGGGAATGATTCCCTTATGCCTGTCGCCAGGCATTGCCTTCTACTTCCCTACGTAAATTATTTACCATAGCATCCTTATTGCTATCAATCACCCTTACTGTTAGATTGAAAATTTGGGACAAAATGCGGAGAGGTCAACCTCCCGCCCGCCAAGGTGTGCATCCCCCTAGCGGGTTGGCATTAACATTAGGTTGACATTATGCTAGGATATGTTATGATTAATCATGATTGATTGACTAGGGTAACTAGTGGATGACATTAGGTGACCTAGACAATAGGTTCTTTGACAAACTAGATGGGCTGATGACTAGGCCTCGACAACTAGTCATGAGCGGTGGCACTAGCAGTGCCGCAACCTGGGATAACCTAGTCTCATTAGCCTAGGTCATGGCTAGATAAAGGAGCAAGCCATGATAAAGGTGAATTGTGAAGGGACGACTGAGATTTCCGGTGGCAAGACGAGGAAGTTAAACTTTACCTTTCAGGTGGATGATAAGGCCGTGCCGAGTTTGTTGGCGGATAGCCTGAAAGTGCGCTTCCGGTCTAAGTTCCGGAAAGCCTGTGAGAACATGAGGGATGGTGAAGATGTCCTGTTGACCGTGAAGATGAACGGGGATAAGGTAGACCTGGCCATCGTGGATGAGAAGGCGGCGAGGAAGGCTGAGATCATGGAGAAGCTGGTCGGCGGCCAGCATAATGAGCAGGAAATGATGGAGTTGATCCAGGAGTTGAAAAGTATCTAATAATGACATTCAGAAGCCATGATCTAGATTAATGAGACTAGGGAGAATAGATGATAGGGAGGTGATGAAGGTGGAGACCTTAGCCAAGCGTAGGCAAAGGACTATCCGTAGAGTAAAAGAACAACTCCGTAAGTTCTTGGCGGATAGGGGCAAGAATCAGATCGAGAATATCACTGACTACTATGATTGGATCGAGTTGCCTAAGGAGGTATAATGCTAGAACTCATCCATAGCACCTGGATATCCAGGTTTATCCAGTGGCTTAGGCCTAAGGGATTGTCTACCTTGGCTTGGCAAAGGGCGAGGAGGGCACTGAGAAGCCAACCTGGGAGGAGAAGTATTAAGGTAAAGTTATGGGATGAGGTATAAAGAATGAAGCACAGGGATGAAGTATGGGATAAACTCCAGCATATCCAGGATAAGATTAACGCATTGCTGCAGATTATCCCTCCGACGCCTGATAATAAGGCTATACGAGAAGAAATAATAAAAGCTAGGGCGTGTACTTATAGAGCACAAGGCCTAGCATAATCTCCTACCTGAGCATACTATGGCTAGAGTTCATCCTGGCTGTAGTATGCTCTATTTTTTTGCCTAAATGGCATAGATGGGCTATTAGATAGTCTATATCTATATCTATCTATCATGTATCCTTCGTAAATTATTTACCATAGGGTTATTATCCTGTTATTCATCTATCCTTCTATCCTTCTATCCATTACCTTATCCCTAATGTCTCCAATTAATTGGTTGCGTAGCTACTGTAATTATAATATTATATGTAACATAAGGTATTGACATCCCCACCCTCTCGACTGGAAAAAAAAAAAAATGAAGAACCAGGGAGGGAGGGGGATGTCCATACTTTATATTATGATTAATGTTAATGTTACAGGCAGAGTATATAATCTATAGGGAGGATAAGGAGATGGAAGAGGTTAGAGTGGAGAAGGTAGGGAGAGAAGTGGTGGTGAAGGTGAGGTATGAAGGGAGAGTGGAGAGGAAGGTGGAGAAGGAGAAGTGGACGGTGAGTACTCATATGGTATTTATGCCGGTGATTGACAGGATCAATGATATGAGGGAGGATGGGAAGGAAGTGATGAGGTTGGTAGATACTGTGATGGTTAGAGATTCTTTAACTGGAAAGGGGACATTGGAGGTAGAGGTGGAGCTAGGTGAAGGAGGAGAGCATTTGGATGAAGATGCACTGAAGAAGATATTCGAAGTTATGATAGGTGAGTTTGTGTGTGAGAGGGATGATAAGCCAAAAGAGATTAGTTGCTCACCTATGTAAATAATTTACCAAAGGAGAGAAATAGCTATGTTTCAAGATGATGAGAGAGCCTTGGCGATTGAGAGGACGGCTGTGGCGAGTGTGAGAGTGGATTTGATTAACTTGGCGTTATGGTCTGACTGGATGAATAAGCAAGGGGTGCCACCGAAGTCGGTTAATCAAGCGGTTAGTTCAGCATTAAATCATGTAGTTAATTTGTTAAGATCTAATGGACAAATCACTGCATCAGTCACGCTTGCTCAGGCAGAAGAGATGCTGAGCAGTAATAGGTTATTTCAAAGAGGTATGTATGGACGGAGAGGTAGTAAACTCCGTACATTTACGTCGTTTGAGAGTATGAGAGAGGAAGGAGATAATCCGAGAATGTCGGATAAGTTAACTACACAGACATATGAGAAGTTCCACGGTAATGATGAGAAGGTAGTTATGCCATTGGATGTAGAGATAGGAGAAAAGAGGGCTTATAGTGAGAGTAAGGTAGAGAAGCTTACTGATGAGGATAAGGAGAAGCTCATAGAAATGTGGAATGATATGAGTGAGGAAGAGCAGGCTGTGTTCCAAAGGACTCCTTATAGAACTGAGCAGGATAGAATAGATGCTTTTATGATGTTCTATCCGAGATTCAGGGGAGAGTATCCTAAGGAATATGAGAATGCTACAGCTGAGATATGTCTCAGTGATGAGTATCAGGAGTGGATGAATGAGTATTTTTCTAAGAGGGATGGCTTTCTTTGGGCTATGAAAGGATTTGTGCCAGAGAAAGCCATGCTTAGGAAAAGATTAGAGTTTGATGAGAACGGAGTAGTAAAGAATATTGTTGTGAAGCCTTATGATGTTACACCAGAGTATGTTGAGAAGGCTAGGAAGAAAGAAGAAGCACAGAAAGAACGCCTTGCGTTGGAGAAGGAGCAGGAGAAGATAAGGAAGCAGATGGCTAAGGAGGAGGTGAAGCAGAGAGAAAAGGTAGAAGGGCTGAAAGAGAAGGAGAAAGAGATAGATGGTAAGATAGAAGGACTAAGTTCACTAATCAACCAAGAGGAGGAATTAGGTCATGAGTAAGGATAGAGACTTTCTAATGCCGATCGAATTAGTGGCAAGTATATTCAGCACCACTGATCAACGTATGTATGAGTGGGCGAAAGAGGGAAGGCTTGGACTAAAAGTTGTATACTCACAGTCATATGATGAAGCCTTTGTATGGGGATCAGCAGTAGCAAAACTATTTGTAGATCCTAATCAGCTTGGGATGGAGAAAGGAGAACCTAATGATTGTGTAACTGTTACTACACATCTTAAGGATAATGGATATGGAAATGCTGAGAGATATAAGTTTGAAGTTCTAATGATTGATATATTATATCTATGCCTTAAACGCTGGGAAGAGGTTAAGGTTGTGTTGTCTATCAATCCTTCGGTAAATAATTTACAAAGCAACGAATAATCCTTAGCTGCCATCTTATTGGGATTTCCAGTGGAAATGGCACTGGAAATCCCTAACCCATTGAACCAATTGGATAATTCGATTTTACTTGACATCCTGGGTCAATTATGGTATAATAAGAATAAAAACCTAAGGAGGGAAATTCAGATGGAACCATCTAAGAAATCCAGCGAGATGGAAAACTTCATAGATAGCATCCTCGGCACAGACCGAAGAGGGTCTATTGAAGGCAATGTCTGCACGTTCTGTAAGAATCCTGCAATCTACTTCCGCAACGAGATATCTGAGAAGGAATATTCAATCTCCGGCCTTTGTCAGAAGTGTCAAGATGATACTTTTGGGAAGGATTAAGAGATGAGTTATACATTCACTAACTACAAAACCAAGAAGGCCCTCAAAGATGCCGTGGCAACCGGAGAGGTAGTCCAGTGCTACCAGCCTGGCCTTAGGCCTAACTTGTCAGACTTCACCGGCAAGATTTACCTCGAAGGCCCACATTATCCTGAGGCTCATAAGTGGTACGCTGAGGCCTGGATGGAGAATGGAGTTGTGGTTAAGGTTAAATAAGGAGAAATTCTAATGACTGAGATCTTTCAATTCATCGACAAGGTGCAGCCAGGAAGCTTGCTCATCGCTGGATTACTGGTCTTAGGATTATGCTGGGCGTTGGATAGGATGAGTGATTAAAGAAGTTAAACTATAACTAAGTAAAGGAGATGGTACCATGGAGAAAGTTAAAACAGTAACTAATGGTGAATTCTCTAAGCAGAACAAACTCTTTCGTGCTTGCTGTGAACTGGCAAAGATTGAGCCTACAAAGAGACAAGCGTCTAAGTTTAGACGAGGATTTGGTAAGGCCTCTAAGTTTAAGTTGGAGGCTAAGTCATGATAACAACT